TAATGTCTATTAAGAGCTTCTTGCGTTTTAAATTTCTTTGGACAATGATTACATTTAAATGGATGATTTTTATCTGTTTTAATCTTTCTTTTATTTCGTAAACTTTTATCAATCACACTATCTACACTAAATTTGCGTTTATAATCCTTTACTAGCATATTATGTTCTTTAACAATATGTTGAGATAAATCCATTCGTTCAGTATTGCAAATTAAGCATTTCATAATATTTATTTTACAAAAATGTTTAAAAAATTTACGCACGCTTAATTGGATGAACTAAATTTGATGCTACAAAACAAAAAAAGAGCAGCTAAAAAGCTGCTCTTTCGTGCCTTTATGGTATGCAGTATTATTATCTAGTGACTGTGATACTTGCAACTCCACGCGGGTTCCAGATCCCTATACCGATCTGTTCAAAAATTGACCAGCCGATAAGCCTTGAATCAGGGTCATCTGCAGGCAAGACTGTGATATCAATTCTCTGAGGAATGATACCAAGGTGCTTTTCTTCAGTACATACATAAACTGTACCGATAGGAACAATCCTTGAGACGATTATTTCAGCGCCCCAGAGCATAGCCATAAGACCAGTTGCAAGAAGACTTTTCTGTGAAACAGGATCTAACTGATCGCGACCCCACTTACGAATGTCAGAGTAATCTCTAGCATTCATGAACATACGTGCGACACGAAGGTCATGCTTTTCAATTTCTGCAAATGCATCAGCAAGTGCGTCTCTGTCAAGCGAACCAGCAGCGTTGACTGCAGCGTTAAATGCAACGCCTGTGATTGGATCAACCTGTGCAAGAGCAACATCAAATGCTGCAAAGCCAAGTTCATCTTCAGCTGCTTGAATTTCCTGTTTTGCCTTGTCCTGCGCTCTGTCAATCAGATTGTAGCGGCGTTCTTTTACTTGGGTAAATGGAATTTTTGGGTTTGAACCAAGTTCAAACATTGGAATGAGAATCCTTTTACCTTTAACGATAGTTTCCGGTGTTTGTCCTTCTTCTGCTATAACGATAGCAGGAACATTAACGTCCTTGTCATAGTAAGGAAGCGCACCCTGCGGGAGCGGATCAACTACAACAGCACGACGAAACACACCCTCATAATCCAGTCTTTCACGAAGAGGGTTTTGCATTGAAGCAGCAAGCTTCATTTTTCCTTCAGGTGACTGAAGAAGCTTGTTTATGACCACTTCTTTTTGTGCAGGTGTTAATTTTGCCATGTTAAAAACTCCTTTTAATTGTTTATTGACTATTAATTGTTATCCTTGCAATGCCTGATTAAATAAGAGCCTTGAAGCCAAGGAACACGTTATTTGCACTAGGAGTTTTTGTTACAATACCAACAACCCCAGAGCCAGTATTTTCAGTTGTGAGCAAGCCAAAGTCTGACGCATAAAGTGGCAAACCAATAGCAGCTGACCATGCAGTTGCAAGCGCACTGTTATCTTCATTAACAGTTTCATAGAGATCAGTTTCGTATTCGCCACCCGGGCCAGTCATAACTGTTACCTTACCAGAAGCGACTGCTGGAGTATTTTCAAAAGGATTGCCAGCGGCATCATTAAGAAAAAAGCCGAATACATTGTCAGCAGAGTCAGATATGCCGACTTCATAATCACCGGTGAGTTTGGCAACCATGCCACCCAGAGCACCGTTAGGAGTTGTTGCGGAAATACGACCGAAAGTACGTGTGAAACTTGAATTTCCGTAATTCTGTCTTGAGAAACTTGCAGCCTCAAGTGTACTTAAAGTGTGTCGATTTCCCGGATATTTAATAACTAGCATTGTACATCCTCCGATTGCTGTTATGAATAAATTAGTTTATTTCCAAAGACCTTCGAGATCGTCAACTTGATTGCTATAACGATTAGCTTCTTCACGATCTACATCTGATGAGGCGCTCTTTTCAATCTCAGCAACTTTTCTAGTTTGTTTATTGTCAGCTTCTTTGTCGATAGCTTCATCAGTTTCTTCTTCTTCAGATGCAACTTCTTCAAGCGCAGCATCATCTTCGACGATTGCATCTAATTCTTCATCGCCAGAATCTAAAGCAGCTGCGATTTCTTCATCGGATGGTAATTCATCAACTTCATCAACGTTGATAACACCTTCCATTGCGGCATTTTCCAATATAGCATCATCATCAATTGTATCTTCTTCCGCAGATTCAACCTCAATTTCATCAGTAGTTTCTAGTTCGTCACCTGTGTCTTCAACAGCAGCTTCTACATCTTCAGTAACTTCTTCAACATCTTCTTCAGAGTCGTCTTCAATTATTTCATCTTCAGTTTCTTTTTTCATAAAAGCTTCTACATCTTCAGCCATTTTAGAAGCTTCAACAGATATTTCATCTTCAACATCTGCTTCTGCTGTTTTACCGTCTAACTCAAGAGCTTCAGCTTTCTTCTTATGATTTTCAGCAATTTGTCTGTAAATAGAAGCGGCTTTCTTCATGTCCTCATCTGATTCTGTTTTTGTTGAAGCAATTTTTGCTTCTACACCTTCAGCGAGTTCAGTTGCTTCTTTTGCAATTTCAGTTTCAACTTCCGCTTTCTTTTCGTCGCCAGCAGTTTTGTGTTCTTCAGCTTTTGCTGTATGATCAGCAGCAATTTTGCGATAAATTTTCGCTGCTGCTTCCATATTCATTTCTTCTTCATCCTCTTCTTCAAACTGCTCTTCTTCAGGAAGTTCTTCGTCGTCATCTTCATCGAATTCCTCTTCGATTGCAACATCATCTTCCAGAATTTCATCATCATCGTCACCATCTTCAGCCTGGAACATAATATCATCAATCTCAGGTTTCATTTCATCACTGGCTTTTTTACCATCAACTCCAACTCCTGTTGCGTCATCTTTAATCTGGTTTGCAATATCTTCAGAAGTTCCAGTATCAGCAGTATTGTTATAACCTGCTTCAGCATATTCACCAGCAGCATTGAATGCTTCCTTAGAAAGATCATCATAACGTGCAGCTTTTACATCTTCATCATCCGCAATCTTTTCATCGCCACCGATTTGAGCATCTTCAGCAGCCTGTCTATGAAGCCTTGCCATCCTAGCATAACGCCTTGAAGCTTTTTCAGCATCTTCAACAGAATCATAAAGAGGTTTGTTATTTGCTTTTCTTTCAAGAAGATTGATTTCGTCATTTGACATTGCAGTAATTTTCATTACAGTATCTTTAATTGCATCTTCATCATTTGCGAGTTTCTTTTGTTCAACAAGAGCTTTAGCAATTGCAACACCACGACGTGCTTTACGTTCGATGTGAGCTTCCTTTTCAACCTTAGCGATTTTCTTCTTCAATGATTTATTTTCAGTTTCAAGTTTTTCTTCATAAGCCGTTTTAGCGATTTCACTAGAAGCAGCATCTTTAACTGCTTTACCTGTTGCCTGTTGATTTACAGCCTTCAAACTTTCATTCTGTGTTTCACCTTCTGTTGCAACTGATGGCTGTGCACCAGGATCAGTCATCTGCTTTGCGACCTTGTCATTCATCTTGCCTACAAGATCTTCAGCAAACTTCTGCGCCTCATAAGGTGCAAATGTTTCATCGCCTGCTTCAATAGTTTTCGATACGTTACCATTCTTAAGCAACTGTATCTTGCTTCCTGTTTTATGTACTCGTGCTGACCACATATGGGCCTCCTTCTTTTTAAAAAATTCCGTTCGTCTAATTGTTGTTATCAATTGCTCCGATTTTATTACCTTTCGGTAACTAGAACTTTAACTACGTTATGTCTTGTATAATTAAAAAAAATGAAATATACCTTGTTAAAATGTAGCGAGCATTATTGTTCGCTCGCAAATATGTTTATATAATTTTTATCAAAACGCTGTGTATCTGCGCACTCTCATTATATGTATGAGCCACACTTACCATTCAGTCGAATCAATCTTTAACTTCAAGCTGTCGCCACTTATTGCAGTTTTAAACAATAATGATGTATTTCCGATTTTACTATTTATGTTAAAAGATTTGCCGTATCTACCTTTACTAGATGGTACAACTTCAGTTATATCATGCTGAATGTTATCAATATGACTTTCAATTTTATCTAATAAATCTGCATGTTTTTCATTCCAAAATGCTTTCTTTACTTGATATTTTGATCCTTGCCATGTCGCATCAAAAGAAGCAAGTTGTTTTGTAGATGCCCATTTAATTGTGCTTTTCTTAAATTCTTTTTTAGCGAGTGTTTGTTTCTCCCCTGCGTTTTCTCCACTAAGCCATCTAATTTCAACATCTTTGTCCATAATCTTAAGTATCTGGAATTTATCACCAAATGGTTTAAACATTCCCCTTCTGTTAACTGAAAGGTCGTCATCAGATGCTGTCTTTGGAATTTTATCTTCTTCAACAGAATATACTCTTACAATCGGTGCAGGAATATCTTTCACCATTCCAATTTTTGAAAAGTATACTGCGCATTTATTTCCTTTTTTGCCAATCAATCTGCCAACAGTATCTTTATCTATAAAGTTGAACAGATTATTCACTTTTCTGTGCTCAGGTGCAATGTTATGTCTTTTTGTAAGTACAACTAATTGACCACTGCTTGCGCGTTTTGCTTTTCCTATATCAACCTTCTGATCTTTTGGCTGTTGTTCTTCGAATTCTTTTAATATGTTGTGAGGATCGCGATAAGGAATATCTGCGTAAGGATCTTCAATAGGATGTATAATATCTTCCCCATGTTCAATCGGATGAACGGCCGTCTTTGTTAACTCAGACGCGACTTTTGCTAATCTGTCATCGTATTGCATAGTGTCCACTTTCTTATTTATTATATTTGATAATAATTGATTCGATACTTGACTTGATGCAACTAATTTTCTAAAAACAGCGCCGGCAAATGCTGGATTTGCGACAATAGAACAATCAAAAAATGTATTTCCAAAACAAAGTTCAGCTGCTTTTCTATATTTACCATCAGAACATTTACACATTTGATTTTTGCGTCTTTTAATATGCTCGCAGTATTCACTATCATCATGTGCGACATTACCACAGATATTACATATAGTATATTTAGTAGAACATCCCATCGAAACTGCATTTGCAATTCCAGTCTCAATATTGTTTACTAAATCTTCATGTCTACGGTCAACACAAAATAATAAATCAATTAAAACAGTATCACCCATATCGCGTGCAGCAGCATCAAGAATTTTTCCTTTCGCACGTTCTGGATTTTGATCGTGTTCTACAAATACAGATCCAAAATCAACAAATGTTGGATAGTCTTTAAGCAATTGATCTCTTGGCCATGCATCACCATTATTGTTGATATATTTTTCAGTTTCTTTTGTGATGTAAAACTTTGTGCCAGGTTCGATATCAATCGAAGCCATTATTGTAGTATGTATATATATGTACTTGTCAAGATCAATATCACAAACAACTTTTTGTACGTTGTCTGGGTTTTTCCTTCTATGTATGATAACGCCTTCAACTGCAGACGTTTTACCTTGCGCTTCAAGATAATCATCCCACGATTCTGCTGTCTTAATTCGATTTGCTTTCGAAATAGTGAAAATCGCACCTGTTTTTGTAAACATAATTTTATCTCCCAAATAAACAAATCATTTTACTTATGAATATGGGTTAGATAAAAGTAAAAGAAACTTATGGGACTTGCTTAAAATCTTTTTTGAATTTTTTTAATGCAGCATACACATGTTTACAGATGAGATTTTCTCTCTGAGGATCTCGTATATCAGGTGAGGATAAATCTGAAAATGATCGTTCACTATAATCTTGCTCATTCGCGTTAAAATCTGGGCCACCCCATTTCCAAAAATCACAAGTACAACTAACATATACATCACGATCTTTTATTTTCTTCTCTTTCTTTAATTGAGCAGGTGTCATTTTTCTACTAATAGAATATGGTATTTTTATGATTCGTAAGCGTACAAGATAATCTCCAACTCTGTACACCCATCTATTTCTGCGATGTCTTGCCAACACTGGTTCATAATTCTTCGCTTTTGTTTTCAGATTAGAAGACAGACCGAGTAAATTGTCTATTGTAATAGAAATCTTGTCCATAATTTTTATGCCATTGTACTAACTTCGTCTATGATTTCATCAACAGCAGTTCGTAAAGTAGAACGAATGTGACTTTCATGTTCCTTAAATGCTTTTGACGAAAGCGAAGCTGCTTCATCAGGATTGCTTTCTGCGATTTTTCTATTAGTAGATGTAATCAATTCTATTTGACTTGATAATTTTTCAATCCTATCATTCATTTCTTTCTCAAAAAGCATGCGCACAGTTTGTCCTGCTTCGAATATAGGCTCTGCCTCTTTTGATAGAGAATGATATGTTGCAGTATAAATTTGTGGAACTAATGTTGCAATTTTTGCATCTATGCCATTATTATTTGCACTCTTTGATGATCTGTAATATGAATTAATGATATCATTTTCTGATTTTTTCAATAAATTTCTTGTGTAAGAATTCATTCCTTTTTTTAATAAATCATCAGACCGTAATCTCATATCTTCTGCTAATGCTTTTGCTTCTTTCTCTAATTCCTTTGTTTTACCAGTAGATTGAAATGGTACAGAGTTATATCCTTCTTTTAATTTTGGTTTTGATAATGATTTTAATTCAACTCTATCATTGCCATTATGTTTTGCATCAAATATCATTTCATCAACTGTTTTCATTATTTTAAACATATTCGGCTTAATATTTTTATCTTGTAAATCTTTTCTTGGTGGTTTCTGCTTTTTCTTTGTATCAACTTCAACAGAATTCTCAACCCGCTTTTTCTCTTTGTTTACATCTGATTCATGCCTTCGTTGATCTCTTGTGTCTGATGTTTTCTTAACTTCTTCTGTCACAATCTTTGGTTTGATTGTAATTCCACCATCGTCATTATATTCAATATTTAAATCTTTTCCAAATTTTGATATTGAATTCTTGTCCTTTGCAAACATTCCCATGCCGCCCATAGGATCTTCAAGTTCAAGACCATAAGCATCTGCATATACTTTTGCGACTGCTGGGCCTAAGGTACGACCAACTTCCATCATTATTGATCGTCTTAATTCCATATATGTAGGATCTAATACTGTGTCTTCTTGTTGTTTTAATCTTTGTGCAATTGACTCAGAATTTAAACCAAAATATTCTAACCAAGTACCAACATCAACTTTTCCTTCAGCAACTGCTTGCGCTAACATTTGTTTATGTTGAGTATCATCTGTAAGATTAAGTCTATTCCACCTTACCTTAGGGTACAATAAAATTTCTTTTTGTCCATTCTTCACAGTCCCGGGTTCATACTCAACAAAGTCCATATTTCTTGCAATAGGAATAAATAAATTTTTCTCAATATATGCTTCTAATTGTTCGCGAAATATTGCGTAACGTTGATTAAGAACTTCAAGAACTGTTTGACCACTTGCAAATGTACCCTCACCAAGCAATACATTTTTGTTAATCATTAAACCAATCAACAAATCGTCTGTAATCCATTGCCATTCAGATGACAACTGCATCAATCCACTGCTTGTTCCAACCAAATCCCAGTGTAATTGATAGTTTGTTACGATTGCGAAGTCAGGATTTAACATTGCATCTTCAACCTGATCTCTTATGTCATTAACGTCTGCCTTACTAGCGTAATCAGCCCAGACAAGATGTTTCGGTGTAAGATGTCTTTGCGCAATAGCATCCTGTGATTGGCGTAATCTATCTTTATAAACAAGTGTTTTGAAATTTCTTTCAATTAATGATGAACCCCATTCATGATAATCAGCAAGTTTTCTTGCTATATGCGCGCAATGAGATCCTTCATTGGGATCAGTTGCAAGAGGAATTTCTCTTCCTGCTCTTACTCTTTCAATAACATCTTCAGGCAATGTTTGATATAATTTACCTGTCTTTTGATCGTACGGGCCTGCATGAACAATTCTTCTAAGTTTATCGTCAGGTACAATATCGATTTTTATAGCATTTGTTATCGGCAATTTTTCAAGTTTGATGTAATCTGGATTTAAGCACACTAATCTTTCCCAAGCAGTGCCATCTTCATTCATTTGTGCCCATGGAAATACATTTCCAAGTTTGTGATATTCAACACCCATCATCAAAAGTTTATTAAATAAATCAATACCTGAGTTGCCAATCATTTCAAGATAATGCTCAAGAATTTTATTTGCTTTTTTCTTGTCTCTTGTTTTTGGTAAATCAAGTCTAATTTTTGATAATGGTAACTCTGAGTGCATATCAATAGCAGTTGAAACTAACGCATCATATTTATAGAAATAATTACACCAACTATTAATTTCAATTCGATCTTTTGGAAGTAATAACGATGAAGGTTCAAAATCAGGATGATAAAATGTAGGAATCGATTGTTTAATATCAGCAGCAGCTTGTTTCGCAAAATGGTTTACAATCTTCATTGCTTTTTGATTGTGTTTACGTATTGGGCCTCTATACTCTTCTGATTGTAAAGATGGTTGCGATTTTTTGATTGCAGCATTTTGAACAGCACTATGTTTGACATCTGCTGTTTTTGTTATTCCTTTAGTGCTGCCACCTTTTACAAATTTGATATTTGGTATCTTCTTCATATTAATATTAATCCTTAGCCAAGATCAATTGTACGATTGAGATCGACAACTTTATTCATACCCATTGCATCATTTAATTTCGTTACTTGTTCTAAAAGTTTTTTATTGATTTCTTCTTTTTCGCTTTTGACATCCTTTTTAATCTCATCTACATCTTCTGCTAACTCGTCCATATTTTCTGCAGGTTCACCTTCATCTTCGTCCTTTTTTTCACCTTCTGCAGTTTCAGTTACTTCTGTCTCTTGAACTTCTGTTTCTTGACCACCTTCATCACCTGCTTCTTGTGCCTTATCAGCGCTTGCTTCGTCTAATTTGTCAAGCTCTTTTTCAAGTTCATCTAATTCTTCAGGTGTAGATGCTTCATCAATTTTTGCTTCAATTTCTTCAAGAGTCATTGCTTCTGCTGCTTCTTTATTTTCATCTGCTTTTTTATTTTCATTTGCAATTTTTTGACTTTCTTCTGTAACTAAATTATCTAGCCATTTTGGTGTGCCTTCAATTCTCATAATTTTTCTCCTTTATAGCTTGTCTTTCAACTTTTGATTTTTCTAACTCTGCGTACCTTTTTGCAGTCGCTTCATAATTTTTGCTTTCAAAGCTCGCATTTTTTAATTCATTCGCTATACTATCAATATTTGATAATGTAGCATTTATCAACCTCTGTATATTTAATTTCCTATGATATATAACATGAGGAAATGTATTAGTCAACGTATTAATGTCTTGCAACTTAACAAAAAGATCTCTTACAGATTGTTGCAATTCACTTGATGACGATATACAGTCTCTTGATAAGTCGTTGAAAAACTTAGCCTGCTCAAGCTTGCTCATTCTAGCTTGTTCATGTTCATTCATCGAAATACACCCGAACGTCTAGCAATTGCAAGTCTTTTCATGAGTGTTTCATTTTGCACCTTTTTTCTCATTTTTGACCTTGCAACTGACGTTGTCGTTACAACTGCTCCACTTGTTCTTCCATGCGACATTGATGATGACCTTGTAATTCTTGCTGCAGGTCTTCCAACTTCTTGATCTACTGCTACCTGTACTACATTCGCAAGAACGTCAGCCATATCATCAGATGTTACATCGCCAGATTTTGGAGCTTGCACGATAAATTGTTTCCTGCTAACCTTTTTCTCTTGTAAATATACAAGTTCTTTCAATCCCTCCTTATGATGAAGGAGAGATATCTTCTTATCATATATTATAGACCGTAAATTCTTATAAATTTTCATATTATATTGACGAGTAAAATGAACTTTCACAGCGTCAATACCCATTTTTCTAAATTTTTGTATCGATGCAGCAGAGCCAAACTGGTCATATACCACCTTAGCAATTCTAAATTGTCTTGTTAATTCTAACACATAATTATCTATTAGTTCAATGTCAATAAAATCAAATGCTGAAAATTCTGGATCATTTACAGACCACTTTTTCCATTCATCAACAACGACGTGTACACCACCGTCTTTTGTTTCGCAGTGTACCAATGCCAAGGCATATCCATTATCATTAACAGCTGGGTCAAGAGCTAAATAATGAAGATAACGACTTTTCGGTGTTTTTGTCGGCGCTCTGTAAACTGGTTCCTTTTTAGGCTGTCCATCTTCATCGAATGTATCATTATATCCAATAACATCAACGCATTCATAAATTCTTTCAGGAAATTTGAAAAATCCAGTTACAGTCGTTGAAAATTGAGCACCATATTCAGTCCAAAAAGTTTCAGTATTTTTCTTATATCGACTTTTAAGAAAATCAAATTCGATTAAGGGATTCATCTCCCATGTAGGCATCTGTAACATTCGAATAGACTGATCCCTAAATGAATCTGTGTATAAATCGTAAAACACGCCACTTTTCGTATACGGACTCGAAATACAAATAACTTTACTATCGTTACCAAATGTAGCACCTGAAGGTGTTAAACTTTCGTAAACTGCTTTACCACCTCTATTACCATCATTATCTACAAAATGAGCAAGCTCATCAAGAAGAGCAACGATCACAGAACCACCACGAGTACTACGCGCAGAACATAATAATGATTCAATTTTTATTGTTGCGCGTCTCTTAAGTGGTTGACCATATTGTTCTGCTTCAGCGTCCATTTTACGAATGTCATGTTTTGTTTTAAGACAAACTTCATCAGAATTAAAACTTGCAATATATGGTAAAAACCATTCAGAATTAAATATTCTGTTTTGAATCTGTGTTGAAAGCTCATTTGCCTGATCTCCACTTGACGCAACATTAACAATTCGAATCATTTCATCAGGTGCCATATTGTAATATGCTTGTGGATTATCTTTTATTATTAGTTTGTATGCTTCATACGCAGAAATTATTGATGCAATAAATGTTTTACCACCACGACGACCACAAGATAATAATAATTCTGTCGCTTTTTCAACAAATTTTACTGATTGAATATTTGTACGTTCTTGATTCATTAAATATTTTGTATACTCAACTTCAGTAACCAATCTGCCTTTTTTATCATGAGGAAATGAACGTAATAAAATACACTTATCTGTGTCATCAAGCGGTAAATTATAAAATACTTTTAAGATATAACGCTGTGGTGGTTGTAAAGATTGAATATTAAGATAATACGGAGATTCAACAAACGTGAGAATATCGACTTCTTTATCTTCTTCAACTATATTGTCGATATATTCGTTGAATATACTTTCAAACGTTGATGTTGGCTGTTTACTGTCAACAACAACTGATTTTTTTGCACCTTTAAATTTTGGCATATTTTATTTACCATTTTTCTGTAAATCTCTAATCACATCTGTATGTAAACAATTATCAACATCGCAATCACAAACATATTGATTTGCATATTTACTAACAGTAAACTTATTATCGATTATATATGACGTCTTACTTATCTTCTTGACTGTTTTAGCATCATACGCAAATTTAACGTGTTTATTAAAAGCCTTAATAATTCGTCTAACAGTGCTAGATAATTGTTGCATTTCTTTCATTCTTCTCAATTTTGCTTCAGCACGATCTAATTCTCTTTTAGTTGTTGTTCGAGGTAAACCTAATATTTTCGAAATTTCTTTAATTGTACGTTCTGGACTTTTCTCAAGTTTACCGCCTTGTTGTTCTTCTTCATCAAAACGATATTTTAATTCAATAACTTTACGTTGTTCTTCTGGCAACTTACTTAGACCTTCTTTAATTGCTTCTTTTAATCGTTTTATTGCTAGATCTTCTTCTTGAGTTTGCATACGAGTGATATCTTCTTCTGCAGGTTGTAAAACGTCAGCCAATGAACTTGCACTATCATCATGTTCAATTGGTTTATGTAATGATACTGCGCCTGTTTCCAATAAAGATTGAATTTTCCTTGCATCAGCATTATCAACTTTATTCGTTTTGTCTTTATTCAAATCTCTTGCCATTTGGTCATAGTCTGTTGGTTCAGTGCCATGTTTACCATAATATTCGTGTATATATTTGTGTACTGCTCTCAATAATCGTCTATCTTTTGGGCCTATAGTAACAGTAGTACGAAATATATCACGAGATTTTCCTTCTAATTGTTTTTGTAATGATTGCTTTAAATATTTTATAACACCTTGATCTGTATGGTCTACGTTGCTTAATGCGCGTACAAAAATACGATTTGCTTCCATTTTTAAATCTTCAACATCTTCTTTTGATACATTTCTACCGCCAACAACGCGTTTTATCGTGTTATTCATAAGCGGCATAAAGTTTTTATATAGTGCAGAAAATGATTTTTCAGATTCATTTTTTTGCCAATTGTAAACATGGGATTGAATTAATGGTATTGGCATCGAACCGTATGTTGCATGTGGCTTATACTTTTCTTGTTCTTCAAGTGGTAAACTTCTAACCTGTACTAATCGTCTTTGTCCTGTTGGCGTCATATGCCACACCATTTGATCGCGCCAACTACGCGCTGCAGTCTTGAAAAATGAGCTCAATTTTGAACTTAATTTTCTTGAGACTAAAATTTTAAGCATCGTTTCCTCCAAGTGCGTGATTCAATTCATCACGTTTAGTTATGCCGGCATCTTTCTTTGCTTGTTCGATTTTTGTATACGCGCCTTGCTGTCTATCTACAAGTTTTGCTATACGTTTACCATCTTTTTCCTTTGCTTCTTTATCTGAAACATTACCGTAATTTTCTTTATTTCGTTTATTTTTATTTTCTTCAATCTCCTGCCATCGTTTTTCTGCTTGTTCACCGACGACAGAATCAATGGTCTTATTAGGACTTCCTTTCACATTGATACTTGATGAAGACATTATTTTCTCGCTCGGCTTTTTACATACTGGACAATCTGATTTGAAGTCATCAACTTTTTTCTGTTCTTCATACTGTTGTCCACAATGATTGCATTTGAATTCATAAATAGGCATATTAATCTCCTTGAATCTGGTTAAATGTAAACTCGAATTTTTGTTCTACCTTTATATCTAATTGGAAAACAATCTGTACACATGACATCACCATAAGCAATTTCAATTATTTCTTTCGTTTTTTTATCAACTAATTCTATAGGAATACGTCTCATCGCATCCTTTATTTCGTTACAATCTGGGCACCTTGGGCCTGTTCTTACTGATCTTCGTCCATACGATGACTTCATATTTTCCCCTTGCATCTGAATAAATTTTA